CTCGAAGGCGTACTAATGGCTTGGTTCAGTTTAGCAAAAATTGCTTTGCAGGCTGGAAGTAAGATATATGCTAATCGCCAGAAGACGAAGATGGCTATGTCTGATGCACAGCTTATGCACGCAGAAAAAATGGCTCGGGGTGAAGAAGCTTACCAGGGCAAACTTTTAGAAGCGAGGCAAAACGACTACAAGGACGAATTCGTTCTTGTCATTATTTCGGCCCCCATCATTGTGTTAATGTGGGCAGTGATGTCAGATGACCCTGAAGCGATGGAGAAGGTAAAGCTCTTTTTTGAGTATTTCCAGTCGCTTCCGTCATGGTTCACTAATCTTTGGATCCTTGTAGTTGCGAGTATTTTTGGTATAAAGGGTACACAAATATTTAGAAACGGAGGAAAAAAATAATGGGAGTAGGATTTTTTGGAAAATTATTAAGTAGGGTTGGACCAACTATCAAAAGTGTTAAACCTGCAAAGAATTTAAAACAAAGGGCTGATATTAAAGAAAGTTTAGTTAAAGGTGTTGATAAACATGGCACAAACATGACTGTTGCTCAAAAAGGAAAATTTAAAGCAGAGGGTGCTAAAGAAATTAGTAGAATTTTTGATAAATACGAAAAATTAAGTGAAGGATTAAAAAAAGGCACTGTGGTTGCAAGAAAAGCTGAAAAAAAAGCTAAAGGCGGTAGAATTGGTTTTAAAAGTGGATCAGGTAAATCTGGCGTACCAGCCATGGATATTAAATCTAAAATAGCCATGAAGAAAAAGAAGAAAAATGGAAAGACACCTTTTGGAATGTTATCAGTGAAAGCAGGCATAGATAAAAACCCTAATCCCACTCAAGCAGATAGAATTGCTGGAGCTAAAATGAAAAATAAAAAGAAGGTCATATAATGGCAAAACTTTGTCCTAGAGGAAAAGCAGCAGCAAAAAGAAAATTTAAAGTATACCCAAGTGCGTATGCTAATATGTATGCTTCTGCAGTTTGCTCTGGTAAAGTTACACCTGGTGGTAAAAAGAAAAATAGAAAAAAGGCTATGGGTGGCGGTATGATCGATATGACTAGAATGAAATATTTAAAAGGCGGGCAAGTATAATGGCTGAAGAATCTAAATATATACAAAAAAAGAAAACACCATACATTACTAAAAAGAAAACACCATACATTACTAAAAAAGAAGAATCTTCTGGTCCATACATAACTAGAAAAGACCCAGTAGAGAGAAAAGCACGAGGTGGTAGAGCAGGATACAGTAAAGGTGGCGGCGTTAGAAAAATTGCAAAAGGATGCGGCGCTGTGATGAGAAGAAAAAAAACATTATACATCTAATGGCTAAAAAAGGTTTACGTTCATGGGTAAAAGAGAATTGGGTCGATATTGCAAACAGGCGATCGGATGGCTCATACCCGAAGTGTGGACGAAGTGGTGGCGAAAAAAGAAAAAATTATCCAAAATGCGTGCCTATTGCGAAAGCAAGAGCGATGTCCAAAGGGCAACGTGCGGGTGCCGTAAGAAGAAAGCAAGCTAAAGCAAACGTAGGACCAACTCCAGATAGAGCCGCAACATTTGCACCTAAAAGAAAAAGAATGGGCGTGGGAGGTTTAGTGTGAGTAGAAACGATTACGGATTAAGATTTGGTGAGGCAAAACAATATTTTGGAAATTTTCCAGATGGTAGAACAGCCATGAAAAGAGGTGGCGACGTAATGCCAAAAAGAAATAAAAAGAATTTCCGTCCAACGGAAAAAGGTGCGGGTATGACTAGAGCTGGGGTAGCCGCATATCGAAGAGCAAACCCAGGTTCAAAACTAAAAACAGCCGTGACTGGAAAAGTAAAGAAAGGGTCAAAAGCTGCTAAACGTAGAAAATCATTCTGCGCAAGATCACTAGGACAAATGAAAAAATTTCCTAAAGCCGCAAAAGATCCAAATTCAAGACTAAGACAAGCACGGAGAAGATGGAAATGTTAAATGAGAAACCCAAAAAAAGGAACTGGTAAACACCCAGGTAAAAAATATGGACGTAGGTTATATACAGACGAAAATCCGAGAGACACTGTCAGCATTAAGTTTGCGACTCCGAGTGATGCGAAAAAAACCGTGGCTAAGGTTAAAAAAATATCTAAGCCGTTTGCGAGGAAAATACAAATTTTAACTGTAGGTGAACAGCGAGCCAAAGTGATGGGTAAAACCAAAGTCGCTGCTATATTTAAGAAAGGAAAAGATGCAATTAGAAAACGTAATAAATAAGTTAATAAGATACTTAAACAAAAGAATACAAGAACTATCTATAGCTGTAACCTCAGGTGGTATTGACACCATGGAGAAATATAACTATATAATAGGACAAATAACTGCCCTAGAGGCAACTAAACAGGAACTCTCTAACCTGCTAGAAGATAAGGAGCAAAATGAAGGAACAGTCATCGACATCAAAAATCCATCTACCAAATAAAGAACTGGTAGGGGTCAAAAAAGAAAAAGATTTATCAAAAGAAGATTCACATAAACTACCACAACCAACTGGTTGGAGGTTGTTAGTTTTACCTTTTAAAATGAAAGGCAAAACTAAAGGCGGTCTATTAATGGCCGAATCAACTTTAGAGAGACAACAAGTTGCATCTCAATGTGGTTTAGTTTTAAGAATGGGTCCAGATTGCTACAAGGATAAGGAGCGTTATGCTGATGGTCCTTGGTGCAAAGAAGGGGATTGGGTAATGTTTGCCCGATATGCTGGATCAAGAATAAAGATAGAAGGTGGAGAAATACGTCTGCTAAATGACGACGAAGTTTTAGCAACCATCAAGAATCCAGAGGATATCTTGCATGAATATTAACATAGAAGGAGTAAACTATGCCTAAAGAAGAAAAAATGGTTGATATCGACACTTCAGGTGAAGGGGCCGAAATCGATCTAAAAGAAAAGGAGTCAACAAATGAAACAGTTGTTGAAGACAATAGTAAGTCCGATGACACACCTGCAGAATCTGGTGAGCAGTTGGATGTACAAGAAAGCAAGGAACAAGAAGAAGTAAAAGAAGAACCAAAAAAAGAAGACACTAAACTTGAAGATTATAGCAAAGGAGTTCAAGCTAGAATTGCAAAACTTACACGTAAAATGCGTGAGGCCGAAAGGCAAAGAGATGCAGCTACTGAATATGCTAGATCAGTTGAAGAAAAAAGAAAAGCTTTGGAAACAAGGTTTGAAAAAACTGACGCTGATTATCTTAAAAAGTTTGAGACAAGCATCAACACTGGTTTAGAGGCAGCGCAAAAGGAACTTGCCGCAGCTATCGAATCTGGTGATGCCAAAGCTCAAGTTGAGGCTAACAAGAGAATCGCAACTCTTGCTTTTGAAAATGCTAAGTTAACACAAAGCAAAGAAGCAAGAACGGAAAGACCTGTTACTAAACCTGCTGATGTAAGAACACCATCGCAACCAGTAACGCAGGCAGAGCCTAGCGATCCTAAAGCTGAAGGCTGGGCTTCTAAAAATACATGGTTTGGTCAAGATAGAGCCATGACATATACAGCGTTCGAAATTCATAAAGATTTAGTGGACAAAGAAGGATATGACCCTAATTCTGATGAATATTATGCAGAAGTTGATAAAAGAATCCGTGTTGACTTTCCGCATAAATTTGCTAAAACAGGTGTTAAGCAATCGGCCGAGCCCGTTCAGACGGTCGCTTCAGCTAAAAGAAGCGTAAAACCTGGCCGCAAAACTGTGAAGCTCACATCCTCACAGGTAGCAATCGCTAAAAAATTAGGTGTGCCACTCGAAGAGTACGCAAAACAATTAAAAAACACGGGAGGAGC